CTGAACTCCGCCGTCATTACAATAATCGGGTCACTGATCTCCCATTGAGCTCGTACAACTTGTCAGACAACGATGGTGTATTGTTTGATAAGTTTGTCGAGTTTGACTACTCCGACGACTACCTCAAATTCTTGGACGACAAAGCCATATGCCCCGGAGTCCAAGAGACGAGCAAGTTTTGGTTCGGGAATCCGAATAAAATAGAGCGTCGCCTCCTAACAAAGATTCTCACCTTGCCACATTTTGACGCTCGCTCGAATGTAGAACGACTGCGCCGTAGGCAATTCCTTCCGGATGAAATGATTGTTGAGCTAACCCAAAAGGAGCGAGAACTTAAGAATGCTGCTAGGTGCTTCTGCAAGTTGCCTATTCGGATCAGAACGTTCTTCACTCTTACAGAGTACAATATAGGGGAATACTTTATGAAACCGTATCTTCCGCATCAAACAATGACGATGTCGAGCGCCGAAGTTCGGGATCGACTGCACAAGATGACGAAAAACAGTAAGCATCGCGAAACTGCACTCGTGGAATCGGACTTATCTAGGTGGAATTTGCGAATGAGAGAAAGCACAATGGCTCCAGTGACATCTATCCTCGAAGATGTGTTTGGGCTACCCGGCGTATTCTCGCAGGCTCACTGGTTCTTCAGTCATTCGACAATAGTTCTTACAGATAAGCACGAGTTACCAGAAGGAGCATCGCGGGATAAGCCAATAAACGAATGGCCAGAAGGGGCGTTGTTATGGCGTAATAGACATTTGGGGGGATTCGAGGGGATTACCCAAAAGCCGTGGACAATATTCACAATTTGCATGATGCTCATTGTGCTTCACGACAAAAACGTATCATTCATCATGGCTGGTCAAGGTGATAATCATGTCTTCGCTCTCTCCTTTGATACCTCGAAAGTTTCTATACGTGAGCAACTCACCGACGTTCTTGCGTGTATGCAAGTAAGATGTAGTTATCTCAATCACGATGTAAAACCTGAGGAGTGCATCGATTCTTTGACGGTCCTGACGTACAGTAAAGAGTTATACGTAAATGGCGTACATATTCTATACAATCTCAAATTCGCCTCACGAACCATGTCCGTATCTGACTCTGACATTCCTTCACTCTCCAAAGAGATCGCGGCTATCAATGCAACCGCAATCGCATGCGCCGATTCGTGTAAGTATACGTTCAAAGCAACAATGTGGCGATCATTGATGACACTTTGGCACTTAACAACTCGCCGCACGAGTCTAAATCACGAGGCTGAGTGGCAAATTCTGAATGAAATACGGGATGACCGCGAGCTAAACAAATTCGTTCTATTACTTCCTGGATCGTTGGGCGGGCTTCCAGTCCAGACTTGGGGACGATTCTTCCTTAAAGGGGAAGTCGACGACCTATCGTGGGACGTAGCAGCTGTTCTCAGACTTGCACCCTCACGCAGAGCCTTGGCAAATGATTTACAGCTTCTTAAATCCGGCGATTACTCCCCGAAGTCTCCTGACTTAACTCAATTAATCTTGGATCCGCTTTCCATACCCATCAAAAGACCGAAAGACCTATCACGCTTAATCAAGGAGGCGGTCCAGGATTCGCTTCCAGGTATAACAAAGAAT